AAGCGCTTCTGCGCTGTATGTGTAAGTTAAGTAGGGATATTTAACTGTTTCAGCTTGGTTAACTTCTAAATAACTTTCTTCGTGGATTCCAGTTAATAATTTATATATTTCTTTTGTAAAATGTGATAAATCTGCCATTCAATCACCTAAATTCTTCTTTAAACGTTTTAGCGATGATTTGTTTCGCAACGTCTAAATTCTCACGAAATGCAGGTCTAATCATTGGTTGAGCAGTCATGCCTCTTGTAAAGTGGCCAACACCAGCTTCATCTTTGTAAAACCAACCACCTTTACGACCTAAGCCATTCTCAGCATGCTCGCCAGTGCCAAATTCATTGTGTGGAAAGTGTTCATCGTTTGAACCAACCAATACAACTGTTTCGGTACCGTTGGGCTTCACCTTGTTGCCTATACCGTCCCTTAATTGACCAGTATCAAACCTAGCCTTTGTCTTTGCGGATGATTCCACGATTAAACCAACCTTAGTTAATGCCTTAATAGCAGCTCTTTCTAAATCAGCTGACCTCTCTTTCGAGTAATCTTCCAGCTTAAAATCAGCCATCATCGACCACCTCGCTAAATTTGAGGTAGATTTCTAGATGGTGACCAATACCAACTGGATCATCAACGTAAGTAATCTGATAAGCTCTATTCTTGCTGTCCACAATACGCAACTTGTCTGTGATACCGTCTTTGTAAGTAGGTACAATCAGAACATGTGTGGATTCCTCGACAACTGCATGATGGATGTATTGGTTCTGGTTACTACCAGACACTAAATCAAGATAGCCCTGTAACTCGTCAACATCTTGCCAGCCCGTGATAAATCCACCCTCACCATCAGGCATACGGCTATTTTTTTGGACCTTAAACGTTTGCATTAGGACCACCTCAATTTTTTGTACTTCTTCAAGAAACTCCAAACTGATGCAGGTAAACCTTCCACATTGTCCGCTGAGTTAAGGTCAAAATAAGTTGTACTCATACGTGAAACAGTTTCTGATTTTATGCCGATTTTAGTTGCCATCTTTTGCTCATATTTAAGCAATTTGATAACACCAACGACTATATCTGCTGGATATTCAACCTTAGTCATCATGGCATCAGGTGCATATTCATAAGCTGTAGCTTTGTCCAAAGTAATTTGCTCGCTATCAACATTAATGATCGTGTACAAACCGTCGTTATAACGACTATTGTTAATTTCAATAGTTGCGCCTATCTCGAAACCTTTAGCTTCGTAAACCAACATTAAGCCCGTTTCGTTAAATCTTAAGCCTGTAATACGTTTGTTTCGATTATGGAAGTTATTGTTCGTCAGTGTCCTTACTTGCTGTTCAATCGCATCTAGTTCGATTTGAGTAATATCTGGGTTTAACTTCTGGGCATCAGTTAACGTTACTATCATACAAATTGCCCCTTTCTAACAAAAAAAAGAAGGAGATTACTCTCCCTCTTTAGCCTCTGTGGTTTTTGCTTTAGCAGTTCTGGTCTTAGTTTCTTCCACGATGTAGCCTTTTTCTTTAAATCGTTGGATTAACCAAGGATCATCAGTTTCTGCCATACCAGCAATAAACGCTACCCCCATTGTGATAGCATTTACTGGTTCTTTAGTTTTAATTACAGCCATGTCTAATCCCTCCTAGGCAATTTTGATGTTACGTAACACTCCGGCTTTACGAGTTTGTTTCAACGCCACACCCGCAACCATCTCAACTTCACCTTTTTTAACTGCACCAGGTGTATTGAAGTTTGGCAAGTAAGAACGGATACCAGCGCCACCTTTAGGTGATACACCGTGGAACCCGTCTAAACCTAATGAGATAGCGAACAAATCAGTTAATCCAGTCGTTGAAGTTCCATCAACTGTACGAGTTAATCCGCCTTTTACAACATCTTGTGTAGTTTTAGTTGTTCCGTTATAGAATAACCCCATATCCACCAAAGTAATACCATCATAAGCATCTACTTTACGCCCAAATGCATCTTCTGATTCAGTTTTGTAACCAGCTAAACGAGCAATTGCTTTAATACGGTTAATTAATTTCGTGTTACCCATCAACATAGATGGCTTTCCGTCCAATTCAGATAAGAAGTTGTCTAACTCTTCCAACAACATAAATTTGTTAGCATCGGTGATTGTTGTTAAGTCGGTTACTTTATTAACTCCTAATTCAGTTGATGTTCCTGTTAAAATTGTGTCCAATCCATCAAATTCAAGCGTGTTACTTGTCGCATCACCGTTAATAACTTGGTAATGGAAGTAGTTAGTTGCTGCTTTGATTTGTTGTTCCATTTGGAACGCTGCTTCATTTAATTGACCTGAATTATCTTGGATTACACGGTCGATTTCGAACGCTCCACCAAAGATTTTAAGCTCTGTAGAAGCTTTCTCACGAATTGCTTTAGTAGCAGTGTATTCGCTGTTAATCGCACGTGTTTGAGCTACTGAAGGTTCTTTCAATCGAGTGTAACCGTAAGTTAATGTAGAACCGCCTGTACCTGGTGATACTGCATCGTCAAATGTTAGTTGGTCCAATAGGAAAGATGCACGACGGAACTCGTCGTAAGTTGTTTGTAATAAAGGGTCTTGCATGGTTACTTGTGCTTCTGCTAGTGTTAATGCCATTTTTATTCCTTCTTTCTGTTAATTATTGATTTGATTGTTCTGTCATTGCTTGTTCAATTGCGCCACGTAATGTTTGAGGTTTTGGATCATTTGAACCATTACCTTTATCGAGCTTGTTATCAATCGTTTTGAACCCAGTCTCTTTTTCTTTTGTTTCCTTACCATCATTTTTTACTTCGACATAGGCAGGATAATCAGTTTTGAACTTTTCAAACTTAGTATCAAAGTCCTTTAATTCCCCATCTTTATCTAATTCTAATGAACCCATTTTAAAAATAGCATAATCTGGGTCTTTAACTCCTGAATCAAGCAACTTCTCTTTAGCTTTGGTTGTCACCTTTAATTCATTTAATGCTTTCTCAGCGGTTTCTTTCGCTGCATTGGCTTCTTGTAGTTGCTTCTGAATATCAGGGTTGTCCTTGGTTGATTCTTGTAAATCAGTTAAAGTTTGATTTGCTGTTTTCAATTGCTCTGAAACGTTGTTGTATTGGTCCTTAGGCACAGCATTTTTAGGGAACTCTGAATTGATTTCCTTAACCGCTTCTTCTAAATTGATTTTGCCGTCAGCATCAGTGTGTTTTTTGATAATTTGTTTAATCCATTCCATTTTTTTATCCCCCTATACCATTTATATAGCGGTCGGTACCGCTTTAGGTTTGCCAGATATAGCCCTGGTAGCTAAATAAATTAGTTTAACGTCATAATTCAGGACAAAATAAATAGCCAACTCCGGTCTGTTTATAAACAGTTAGATACAGCATCTTTCAGCATTTAGATCACTGCTCCTTTGAATTGATAGCGACATCCATGTTGGCACCAACATCTGGCGGTTTCTTTGCTTCAATCCGATAAATCTCTTTTCGTTCTAACTTAAACTCGCCTTTAATCGCTAAATTGCTAGCCACAATCACCATATATTCGATGTTGCTATCGTTTAACACCTTGGCTTCGATACGCATTCCGTCAATTGTTGTGATAGTAACCTCTTGACCAGTTAACGGATTGGGATTGATTTCCATGCTGATTTCCTCCTTAGGTTCTTTTCTTTTTCCACTCACCATAATTCTTATACTCAACTTTTTCATACGAATGACCATCAGAACCTTTGGCATACCTAGATTCAGGTGCTATACCGTCCACAACGGTTAAAGTCGTACAACGGCACGAAATATCCTCACTAGCTCTTCCAAGCATTCGAGGCATCGGACCTTTCGCACCTGATTCAGGACTAACAAAATCTTCATCAATCTCAACGGTTTGCCCATCAAGTAATCGGTGACTGGACCTTGTCCGATTATCCAGCGACGAGTACCAACGCTTCTGTAGATCAATACCTAAACCTTTCGCTTCGTTTAAAGCTTCCTGCTTAGCTAGGCTTCTTAATCGTCCACCTTCAGTTCGAGCGATCCTAACAGCCTGCTGATAATTAGCCTCGGTGTGCCTTGAAATAGCACCAGCAATTTCTGCATAAGTTTTCCCTTGCATCATCCCTGTTCTAATCTCACTAGTCGCTCGGTTTGCCAACTTCACACGTGACTTATACAAGCGATTTGAGAGTGTTTTACCTGCAATCTGCTTAGTTACTGACTGCCTTACAAACTCACTGTCTAGGCCTAAAAAATCGATTCTAGCGCCTGTTTCAGCTTCAATCTGATACATAGACGAGTAATAGCCGTCCATCATCTCATTGCGCTTAAAATCAGTTACTTCAAACTTAGCCGTTGGATAAGCACCGTTCAGCATATCTGCTATCTCTTTTTCAAGCGCTGATAGCTTCCCTGCTTGCTGTTGCTTGTAATAAGGTAAATCTTCATACTCGTCCATATAAGCCTTCAAACGCTTCCTAACGTCCTTTAGCGCATCATTATAAGCGTTATATAGCTTGCGATTCATATCCTTATCGGATACTTGTTCAAGCTTCAGGATTTCACGTTGCCAGCGGTTCAGTTTCATCTTCGTCACCTTCAAACTCGCCTATATCTTCTTCTTCGATTGCCTTCTGAACATCTTCATAATCGAGTTCGAACCGTGTACAGATTAATCTAATGATTGTCTCGCTGTCTAAATATGGAGTAGCTAAAACAATCGAACTGATCAACATTTGTAACGTTTGAGACTCTAAGTATTCTTTATTAGCAGTATCTGTCTCATTGGCCATCGTGTCACGAATAATATCAATTTTAACTTTAGATGCATCGTAATCACTTCCTGTGCGATCATTAATATTTTGAACAACCAACTCAATCATCTGTCGGATTACACGTCTTAATCTAATTTCCACCTGATTACACTTCAAGTCCAACAATGTATAGCGTGACTTAATTACAATATTAGTGATATTGCCATCACCAGATTGACTCGAATCGAAAGCCATACCAAATTTATAAATAGCTTCTTTGTCAATGGCTAGTTTAGCTTTACGTGCTTCGACTGGGATATCAACGGTTTTAACTTCCAAACCACTATTCTCATCAGCGTCTAAACCAATTGTTTTCTTAGCGTTTAAATTAGTTACCAATTCATCAAGGTTATCACCCGGAAAGCCTTTAACAGCATAAATTGGACTATCAAAGTCCACTAGGTTGTTAGATAAAGAACATGCCATTAAATCATAATCGTCAATTAACGCTTTGATAGGCTCTAAATCAGTTGTTTCTCCTTTGTTGTTTGATAATTTAATAAAAGGTAGTTGGTCAAACCCTTTTCCTTTTAACTCACCAGTCTCAGTATTCTGTTTTAGAATATGTGGACGTGGATTTAAACGATTAGTTTCTAATTTATATTCTGAATCGCCTTTCGCTGAATAATAATGCGTTTCCTCTTTGGTCCACAATTCAGCAAAATGATTTGTAATCACCTGACCAGTTTCATCAACGTTTTCTCTCGAATAGTAACGAATAATTCGCTCTCGTTCGTTGTTGCTATTCACTACTTCAATAGTGCTGATCGCATTTGCTACATCAAATCGAATAACATCATCGCTATCCAAGTAGTAATAAACGAAATCATAGCCATTTAAAGCTGCATCTTCTAACAATTCCTGAAGAACCAATTGAAACGATTCATCGAAATATTCATCTAATTCTGCTTGAAATTCTTCGTCATCTTCCACAATAACGTCAATTGGATTACTTAGCATATACTGAACCTTTTGATTCACCTGCTCATATAAAAACGGATGTGGAATCTTGATGTTAGAGCGATTCTTTTCCTCAACTAATTTTCCTAATTTATCAAAGTAGAACAATTTAAAATTGAGAATGTCATGCTTAAATTCAAAGTAATCTTTCGCTGTGCGCATCTTCTTTTTCAACGGGCTAACTTTATCGCCGTTAATGGTCTTTTTCAATACCGTTCCAATTTTATTGAAATCATCACCTAGTAAAACTTCGTTTAACAATGTTTATCACCTCTTTAATATAGCCAGTTCCCAGTTTTTAATATCGTATAACAGAAATAACGCACCGCATCCATCGCATGGTCATTCTGTTTAATCGGTTTATCTTCGCCACGATCTGCAGCTTTCGCATCCCAGATATAAGCTGAGAACTCCAATAATGTTTTTTTGCATTGATCAAGAAACATAATCTTGCCATCATTTAACAACGTTCCAGTAAATCGAATGCCGTCCAGCACGTCGTTATTAGCTTTTTTGATGTTGAACCCTCGATTTTTCAATTCAGCAATGAATGATGCTGCAGACGGGTCAACAATGACACGTTTTATCTTGACACCGGCAGTAAAATCTTCCAAATCATCAGCAAACTCACTGTCTGTTTTTTGCTTCTTCTCATCACGTCCTGAGTAGTAAAATTCTTTGGTACAATACCAAACTCCATCCAGTCCTTTTTGCCACAATAAAAAAACGGTCGCATTTTGCGTACCATAGTCAATACTTATATAATTTTCGCCTGTGAAGCCATCTGCAACACTCTTTACAACGTGTTTAGCTTCATTGAACATATCAAAGATAATACCTTCAGCAACTGTCCATAAACCTAATATGTATCGTTGGTAGAATACACCTGAATACATATTACGATAACGTTCTTTGATTCGTTCGGTTAGACTTAAGTTGTCATCCATTGTGAAGTGTAAATAAATTAGTTTCTTCTCTAATTTCTTATCAATCCAATTGACCTTAAACCAATGATATGGGCCGTCTGGGTTACAGTTGAACCAATACTTCGAACCGTCAACAGAACAGCGTCCTGTTGCTTGGTTTACGAACGATTCAGGCATTAAAGCCACTTCGTCAAAGAACATACCGGCCAATGTTATCCCTTGGATTAAATCTTGGGACCTTTCATCTTTACCACCAAAAATATAAAAATAATTGGTGATGCCTTTTTTCGTTACCTCCAGCATGTTATCTGTACGATGGTCTTTAAATCGATAACCACGTGAGGCAAGCATTAACTTCAACCAGAACAACACGTTTCGTCTAAATGATCCAATCGTCTTACCAGCCATGCCAAAGTTCTGGCCATTGAAGTTAGACATCGCCCACATGATATAGGATAAAGACATGCTAATTGTTTTACCTGAACGGATAGCGCCATCGGCTATAATGCCATCTTTATCTTTTACAGCACTTAGCGGAGTCCACCAAGTTAGAATTTGTTTCTGCTTTCGGCTGAATGGCTTAAATTTAAAGATAGCTCGTTTTATTCTTCGGGCCATAACTCAGCCCCCTCTTCCGATAAAGCATCCAAGAATCCATCGTCTTGTTCATCTTCATCAAAACTATCTTCAGAAGCTTTAATCTCCATCAACTTGATTCTTGCCTGCATTGATTGCAATTCAAGCTTGCGCTTGTCATTTTCATCCGCCAATGTGACAAACTGCTTAATTAGGTTGGACAATGTACCAATCGCTCTTGATTGAGCAGACATAAACTTTTCGTAGCGTTCATAAGCCATATGCCATTCTCGGTTTTCTTCAATTTTAATCGGATTACCTTCCTGATCAGCGAACATCGGATTAAGCTTTATGCCTGTGACGTTAGAGTAATTATCCTGTTCATCACGCACGTACATAATCTTTTGCGCTCGGATAATCGCTGAATACTGAATTAAGATGTTTTGCCAAATCATATCCGATGGTGTCATTTGATGGACCATTGTCATGATCTCTAAAGTTTCTTTCGGTAGGAAATTAGCAAACAGACCATGAGTTAAGGCATTTTTGTTATTCTCAGGGGCGCTTGCGTTTTTGTTGCCCGGATTACCTTTGGCATTATCATTACCAAATTGTCCTCCTGGTTCATCTGTAGATTTCTTTAACTTCATCTTTCGTTTCCACTTTTCACGCTTCTTGCGACCGTGCAGAGTCGAGGACGGGACACCGTGTTTATCCGCTAGAGCTTTAGCTGTAATGTCTGTTTCCTCAAACTCTTTACGGACTTTGTCCCAATCTATCAACTCATTTTCCACCACCTCGCAAATCGTGTTTTGTTTTGTAATTCACTAGCTCAAAACTACATATGGTTTACACGTCCATCGCTTTCCGATGGCACCCACTCCCCGCAACCTCAACCACTATGCAGTTTTCAACCAATAAAAAACCACCCCTAAAAAATAGAGGTGGAAAATCTAAGGAGGAACTAATGAGTAAGTGGTTGGTACACTTTCCCACAATACAATTATAGGATAAAACGAGTTGATAAAAAGCTTATAAAAAGTTATTAAAAGGTCATTTTTCATACACTTCCACATCCATGGCTATTGCAAATATTTCAACTGCCATTTTCTTTTCTGCTTTCAACTTACTTAAACTCATATTCACTCGCTCGGCAACTCTTTCATTTGTTTCTCCTTCAAAAAAAGAATACCAAATGATTAACCGCAGATCTAAATTCATACGATTTAAATTCCAAAGAACTCTACAGACATACCCTAAAGGTGTCAGCGCATCTTCAACATTAAAAATTGCAGCATTTTCTGTTTTAGAATTGAATCCACTCGAACCGCCAAACATTTCAAGCGAGTAAGACGGTGTTAATTTAGGGCGGGAATTACTTTCAATTTTTGCTAAACAACGATCGAACTTTCTGATTACTTTTAAAACATTACGCTTGGTTTTCATATAATCTAATTCAGGTATTTCAAACAGAACCACTTTCCCACCCCTAAATATTATTTAATGTTGTAATAAAAGTCTTGTTGACGTGTATCTATCCTCTTGTGCCTGTTACCTCTTTTGCCTTTAGTAGTCTTGCTGTATGCATATACTGCCTCATTTAACAAATCCTTGTTCGGATGTATCAAGGTAGTTAACTTATAATTATGCGGTTCCAATTTGTTAATCCATGCGATCAGGTATTTAACTGAATCGTCTTTACCTGGCACAAATACCGAAATTGAATTAGTATTGTCGTAAGTAATATAGCCTAATTCCTCGCAAAACTCCAAAAAGTGATGAGTGGTTAAATCTTCAATTTCATTTTCTTCCTCTGCTTTTGAAGCATATCCAACTAACCAATCAAGTGACACTTCAAAGTAACTTGCGATTTTAATTAAGCGGTGCACGGTCGGCACTGTGAAGCCAACTTCCCAACTTTCAATAGTGCCTGCTGATACTGGTCGAGTGCTATCTGAAACAACAGCGCCAAGTTCTAATTGTGTTAAATTAGCTGTTTCTCTTAAATTCTTAATTCTATTGCCTAATTCAATTTGATTCATTCCGCCACCTCTACTTTTCTAAACTATTCACGGCTGATACAACGTTTTCAGCTCCTGAATTTTAACTCTTCTTCCCATATCGAAACACGGTCTGCTAAATAATGCGCACTACCATTGATTGCTTCGGCAATCTCTTGAAAACTTCTACCTTCAGCGCGCATCGCGACTGCCAACTGAATTTCAGCATCTGAATACTTTCGCTTAATATCGACATATTTAGGACTGTGCGGAATCTTTAAATCGTATAACTTCCGCCTGATAGCCCCTTCGCTACGATTTAGTCGAACCGCCATTTCAGATAATGTGTGCGAATAACGACTAACCAACCACTTCAATTCGGCAAGCTCTGCATCCGACCATGCCTTAGAATGGTTAATCTGCCGCAGCGGCATAGTCCTTAACTCGTTCACCCAATCAGGCTCCACACCGAACACACGGTGCGGAGCTTTACTCCAATTGACGCGGCGTTTGTTAACCTCCGCCCACCTCCAAAATTCAACTGGATCTATCATGCGATACTTCCCAACTTTTTTAGAAGGAAACTCCAGATTGCGGTACCAATATTCAACAGTTGAACGTGACACATTCAGCGCTTCACAAAAGTCCGTTGTCGTCATAAACTCAGACGAATCTCTGGAAGACAATCCTAACCGATTGATTTTATTCTGAATCGAACCTTCAGACCGTTTTAAATATCTAGCCATATGCTTGACGGTTCTAAGTCCTACCCATCTTGCCAGATAATCTATTTCCTTTTCCGACCAAATCTTGGCCAATTCAAATCGCCTCCTTAAACCAAGCGGATAAATTCCAGCAACTCATCACTTTTCTGCATCCTGCCAACCCATCCTCTTAATCAAATTACGATAGCCTATAATCTCTTCTTTAATTAAGCGTTTTTGATTTATCAGCGTTGTAACAACATAGGGGTATTTAGGCGAGCAGAAAAAGATTGCCCCATCTAATTCCTTTATATTGAGCTGCGCACGTCTCAGTCGTCTTAACGTATCAGTTTTATTCGTTTTCATGTAAAAACACCTCCGCACTGTATTGGGTCATTTATGGCCACCCCTCAATTTCTTTGCCGTCAATGTAACTGTAAATTTTACAACCGCAATAAGGACAATAGTTATAGTCCTCATAAAGTTCACAGTCACATTTTGGGCAATATGGTTCAGAATCTTCGCCGTAGCCCCTCCAATCAATGAAGCACTTATTATTTGGCAATTTATCGACACTCATTCCGTCACCTTCCATGACCATACTCCATGTCGATAGTCTAACCGTTCATTAAACTTCTTCTGTGTGGATTCCCACGCTCGATATTCATCCATATTGGTCGTTTTATTCATCTGATACTTGTAAAAATCAAGTGCCTTGTTAATTGTTTTTAACTCGTCACTCGTGAATCTGTTCATTCCGCCACCCCTATTTTCACTTTCATTCCGCCACCTCAATTACTTCATTATCTTTTATAGTTTTATCTAATCTTTCTTCTTTTTCTAACCAATAATGTCTCTCGCCAAACGCTTTTTCAATTTTATCTTCTAAACGTTCATATGTGTTTTTACCAGTCGCCCATGTCATTAAATTTTTAGTTAACATTCCGCCACCTCCAATTTAATGTTTAACGTCACTGATTCTTTGGACGTTGCTTTGTTTAATAGTTTTACATCTGGCTCGGCCAACTCTTTTCGCCAATACTGTTTAGCGTTTGTTTTATCACTAACAAAAATAGGTATGCTTCCTTGCCATTTGCTAAAATATACTTTCTTGATTTTATTGTCGGACTTGTCTAAAAGGTAAAATGCTATTTTCATTCCGCCACCTCCAATAGTTCTGGGTTTGAATAAATATTCCCGATGACCTTTGTTTCATAAACACATTCAGCGAGCAACTCTGAATATCCGTTTCGGATAAGTTTGCCATGATAAGCGCCATCTATATATTCAACAATCCTGTCGTTTGAATGCGTTTCGAACGGCTCGAAGTATAGAATGTCTCCTTCGTAAATTTCTGTACCGTATTTGTCTACCAGCCCTGTGTACTGCATGAGTTCTAAAACCATCCCACGCTCATCTTTTAAAAAGAATCCACCTAACAAGCCGTCTTTGTAATTAATGCGTTGCGGCGCTTGGTTTTCTACAAAAGTTGTCACTCCGTCGATTTCTCCAGTATCATCAAAGGAAATACTTGTCACTTCAACCATTTTTTTATGATATTTTTGCCATGCTCTAAACTTAATTCCTCTCATTCCGCCACCTCTTTCGGTCCACCACTAATGTCTTTGCAGTTAAAACATATGCAGTTAGGTTGGTGTGCGACATGACTCTTCCAAACTTCCCAACCTATCGTTTTCATGAAAAGTTCCATTTCCGTTTGGCTCTTTTTAGTAGTGGTAAACAAACATCCGCAATTATTGCATTCTGCTACATAGATTTTGTTTTCTTCGTATCTTATCGTCATTCCGCCACCCCTTTCAATTCTTCCAATCTATCGGGTCTAAATCCTACCCACGAATTATCGAAACCATTAACAGCCACTACCGGAACCCCTTGATAGCCGTGCAGCTTAATCATATCTAACGCTACTGAATCTTTGGTTACATCAACAACACTGTGCTCAATGTTGTTCTCTTCAAGGAATTTCTTCGTGAAGTTACACGGAACACAATTTGGTTTAGTATATACGGTGATCATCCTGCTTCACTCCTTAAAACTGTACTTAATATTTTTAGTTTGAACTGTTTTTGATTAATATGCCCGTTCGCTAATTCGAATTTAAGGCGGTTGACTTCTTTTTGGATTGCTTCATTGAGGTCGATTGTTAATAATTTATCTCGCTTATCCGTAACGACTAGTTTCATTTGAGGTCACTCTCCTTGACGAATACACCATTGATTGTTTCACCCTTACGATTTTTAATCACATCGTAGGCTGAATTTAAGCACTCGTATAAATCCATGTCATTCTGTTGAGCCAGAATAATCAATGTAACTACCGTATCACCGATTGCATCTCTTAATTCTTTTTCATCGCTTCGTGCAAGTGCAGCTGCAATCTCACCGCATTCTTCTGATACTTTTAAATACTGCTTTGTTGGATCCGCCTGATCCAATTCTTTATCAATTGACCATTCTTCCACTAATTTAATTAATTCATCCATTATTATTCCTCCTTAATTTCTTCTTGTGAATAAGCCCTAGCGAACAAAATCGCTTCACATTCATCTTCGGTCGCTGTAATTTCATAAAGTTCTTCTACCATGGTGATTGCTTGCTGTTTTACATCTGCACGTTTTTTATTTGTAATACCAACTTTTTTTCGCCATTCGGGAGCCTTAACAACATTCACAAAATATCCTTTTTCTTCCAAGCAAATTTCTAAAGTTCCTTGCAACTTTGCTAATATTTCAAACACTCGCGGATTTTGCTGAACTTGAATCCCTTCAATAAATACAAAAGCTACTTCATAACTTCGACACAAAGCCATGCAGCGTTTTATTGTTTCTCGAATTCTTTCGTTTGTTTCTGCTTTTTGATTGGGTTCTATGACACCAAATTTTACAATGTCCAGACTTCCAACCTCCATCACGCACCAACCTGTGGCACGTGTGGATTGGTCAAAAGCAATCAATTTTAAATTGTCTGTAATTGTCGCCACTTCCTATCTGTTTGATACTCGGACTTAATTTCATCACCAACAATTATTAATGTCTTTTTCGCTCTAGTTACCGCAACATATGCTAAGTTTTGTGTATCGATGCTACTCGGCTGGTAAGCTACAACATCCCATTCTGAACCTTGAGATTTATGGATTGTTAAACCGTACGCTAAATCAAAATTAAATTCTAAGTCTCTTGGTGATTTAAACGTTATTTTTTTACCTGTCGATGTATTTTCAGCTTTGTTATAACTAATAATTTTATAAATTTGTCCATTAAAGAAACGTTCTTCGTTTGTTTTGGCTATGATTAAATCTCCGATTGAAAACAAATTAGATAATGAAGGCTCACCGTTTTTTATCTTTTGTTCTTGATTAACGTTTTGCACGTTACGGTTTGTAAATGTTAATAGTACTTCTGCACCCATGCTAAATGCTTCTTGCGTGTTTTTTGCTACTTTGATATTTGAGTGAGCCATATTAGCATTCTGTGGCTCACCTAATATCTCGCGACCTAAAGCTATAATATCCGCAGATTCAGACCGTTTGTTTTCCTTAAGTTCCGATGTCACAAAGCGTTCTTGGATTAGCTCAAAAGGCCTTCCATAATCTATGGGTGGAAGTTGATTTTTATCACCCACGAATATAAGTTGCTGGTCTTCATAAACTCGTATTAATGAGTGAAACAATGGTGTTGATAGCATTCCAGACTCATCAATAACTATTACGTCACAGGCTTCTGGATGGTGCACGAAACTATGAATCGTTCTAACTGAGCCCATTTCAAGTTTTTTCTGAAGCGCCTCGCGCGCTTTATGTGTCGGTGCTAATATCGCCACTCGCTTACCGTTCAAAGTAAGCTGCTTAATAATTTCAGCCGTTACAAAACTTTTTCCCGTTCCCGCTCCACCAATCAAACACGATACTTTGTTCTTTAAGCTCTTTTTTAACGCTTCTAACTGTTCTTTTGAGTTAGCAATGTAACTGTTCAATTGGTTCTCATAAAGTGTATTAAACACCGTTTTTTGGGTTGGTAACTGGTCAATAAAATCCATAACATCTAATGTTTTTTGAGTTGTCAAAACGTGTGGATCTTTCAACAGTACAATTCCTGTATTTGTCAAATCTTCAACGTATAGCGAGACGTAATCACTACGTTCTCGCATCATTTTATCTGTCACATCAGCGTATACTCGCGCTCGTCTTTCTTGTTCAGGTGTGTAAGTTATGCCATATTTGTTTAATTCATTTTTTGTTTTTTTGAATGCATATCCATCCAATGCCATAAAAGTATCAAATGGGTTATTCTCGACTAATAGTTCAAAAAAATGAATCGGATCATAGTTCTCTGGTTTCCCTTCATGTTGATGGGCGTTTTTTGCATAAGCAAATGTATAGGTTCGCTCAATATTATTTATGAGCGCCCTTGTAAATTCGTATTTCATCTACAAATCAGCTCCATTTCTTCTTCATCCAATCCGTCTTGTGCCATTCGAGTGCGGACTGCTAACTCTAATTGCTGGGCCTCTTCATGCCAATCTTTTAATGATTCATTATTAACCGTATCTCTTAAATACATAATTATTTGACGATACGACTCATTGCGTCTGCCTTGAGGTATGCCATATTCTAAGGCTTCTTTTGCTAATCTGGCTTGTGCGTGATCAAAATCAAGCAATGACTTGCCACTGCTATTTTTAAATTCCACAACTTTATTGCCACCCGACTTAGTCACTGGAGTTTTAACTTTAAATTGGGCCACATTAACCATCGTTCCAATAACGGTTGAAACATCTTTTTGAGCTAACGGGTAACCCATCAGTTGTGATATTTTTAAACTAGCATCATCAATTTCAAGATTTAGCATTCTTGATACACCTTCAACGACTGCTTTGTAGTTATCTTTGTTCATTTCTTTATCAGCCATTAAAACAATTCGCCATCTTGCTGACTGATCAAAGTAATATTTCGCAGTAGGGTACACAATCCCAAACAATCCTTGTGTTTCCAATTTGTTTTCGATGTCTTGTCTGCTATAATCTCCGTCGTCCACGTCTATTGAAATTAGACGTTTTCCACCAAGATAATTCTCATCTTTGCGTTCGTTGTCTTTAAATGTTCCATCTAAGAAGTAAGCTAAATTATATTTTTTGATATGTTTATATTCTTTCTCGGTCGTAGCCCCGTCCAATAAATCAACGCCATTAACATATTCACTTTCTATGCCATCGATGTCGGCTAAAAACGAATGTAATGTTTGTGTTTCATTGAGCTGCATTGCATTACCGACATAACCAAGTTTGATATTTAGAGAAAATTCTTCAAATAAAATATCATTCAACAATTTCTCTTGTTCGAGCGCATATTGCATTTCAGCGTTTTCTTCCGTTGCTATTTCTTCCTCAAATAATTCAGCTTCATCTTTGTAATCGAAACCTTTGAATTCGAAAGCTTGATTAGGAATAATTACCCAACGCGCATTCTCTTTCCCAATTTTTTTATTTGAAGTCAATTGAGTGATTCCAAGTTCTTTTACTTCACGAATCGCACTAGCGAGCTCATTAGACCCAACAGCTTTTTTGAACTCAGTGGGTTTCATATACCAATCGCCTTCAACGTTCCTATCAACAATAATTCTCAGTCGTTCGATAGTGTCTAAAATTTCGGTTTCATCAACGCCAGAACTTTGGTACAAAGCAAACATCATTCTGTCAGCTTCATCAACATCTTTAATTTCTTTAATAATTGAATACGGATCTGCATTCCTGTTTCTCATTTGAACAAATCCAATATCATTTTGGTAATTGAAACGGTGTCCATCAAATTGTAAATTTAAAGACTGATCATCAAGAATAACTACAGTCGGCTTCACCCAACTTGTTTCATCTCTTCCAATCTTCACTTTTCTGATCGCGTGTTTATATATCATGAGACTCTCTTCAAAACCGTCTGCCACATTCAAATCGAGCATTTTTTTTGTAAACGTTTGATTCTTATTAACATTTGTTAAATAATTAATTTTTTTGATATATAAAACTTTTTTCATGTGTGTTTCCTGGATGAAGTTTGTTGATAACGTCAAGTTGGAAAAAGTAGAAATATCTTCTCTTTCTAAACCCATTGCCAAAAGCAATTCGAAAGTGCGATTATAGCCGCCAATCGCCAGAAACAAAACTTCTTCTCGATTGACATACCTACCGATACTATTGCCAGCAAGTCGATTAAACACTTTCTTCAAATTCTTTCTGGATTTATCAAATATTATTTCTTGCACTTGTATTCAACCCCTCCTTCCGTTATAATCAAGTCAAAGCAACAATACATTTTTTTAATTAATATCTATCACCACTTTGTGAAGTTACAAAAAAGGGTGATAGATATTTTTTTATTTATAATTTAAAATCTTAATTTACTCGCTGTAACTTTGTAACTTTTCGCCTAAAACCCAATAGCATCAAGGGTTTACAAGGTTACAAAGTTGGTTACAAGTTGGTTATAGTTACAAGAATTTTTGTTTTTTTACTTTGAAAAAAGTTATTTATTGCTTTGTGTAACCAACTTGTAACTTTTTTTGTAACCACCTAAAACTCTATGTGTATCAAGGATTTTGGATGGTTCACAAACTTTTCTGGTTATTTGTCTGTAACCACCGTTCTGTAACTTTTAGAACGGTAAATCGTCCTCTTCTAAGTCTGGAAACTCATCATTACTCGATGCATTTGATTCCAATGCTGCAAAATCGTAGTTACGGTATGGGTAATCAGGATTCTTCTTATTGGGAACAACTGACAATTTCAATAAGAATTGATTTCCGATTCCTCTTTGAAGTGCTTCTGCTGTTCCTTCTTCGTCTGCTAAGTCCTTGTTAGTGAACGATACGTTTGAAAATTCCGCTAATTTTAACAATGTTCTACCATTCTTTTCTAATACGAACTCTGGCAAACTACTGTCGAACCCTAAGAAAATCATTTCAGTGCGATCTTTATGGTCGCCTGATACAACTTCTAATGTAATAACAATTTGTTCTTGGTTAGACTTAGATACAGAACGTTCTGCTGATTTTAAGCGGACAGGATAGTTGCCTGATTCCAATCGCGAGCTAGTTGAAATTGCGTCTTTTTTAGGGTCGAAACCGCCTTGTTTAATGTTTTTCAATGTGTCTAATAATCCCATTTTAAAAATCTCCTTTTATATGTTATTTTGTAATTTTGGTAGTAATTCCATTTGACCAATTGTTTTTAGGTTTCCAATCAGTTGATCTTTTGCACGCGTCATTTGTGTCGGCTGCAATATAATAGTTCTCTCTTCTTTGTAAATGACTAATCTTCCTACGATAGGGACAATGCCCATAATCGCATCTAAATTCCGAAAGTCTGGTTGAAATTGGGTGTAAACACCTCCGCTTTCTCTAGTAATTTCTACTTTACGTTCGTGAGCAAATAACAAAACGTTCTTGTTTAAAGCCTTTAAGCTTGCTACAAAATCGAATAGCACACGATCAATTATTTGATAATCTCTTTGTTCAGGTGTCTTGTTCTTCGCTTCTTTACCGGCTGCATTTAACCAAAACTTCTGAAAGGTTGATAGATTATCTATCACTATATTGTCAATTCGTTTGATATTCTTAATTAAATATCTATAAAAATCTCCTAGCTCATCGTTTGGTTTCTTGGGGTCCATCTCTATAATTTCAACGTTAGGCACACCACTTAAAACGTGATACATACCATCGACCGAAAACAATACCGTGTTCCCTTCTAACCCTTTAACGATGGATGTCTTGCCTTTTCCGGGCTCTGAGTAGATTAATACCGTCCAATTATTGAACCGTTTAACGTCCTCAGCCATTAGAACTTTCATTAAGCACCACTCCTATCTAATTCTGATTGATCGTGTCTGCCTAATCTCAACACCCTCAAATATTTCACCTGTTTCTTTAATGTGCTTAAGTAATTCACGCTTATTAACTACGGGATCTGGTACTTTCTTGAAATCATCAGGAATGAACTTAATGCTTGAAATATCAAGGGACATCGGATTGTTCTGTAAAGCGACTGTAAATATTTCACCTTTTACTTTATCAACTCCAGCGAACACTAAACTTTCTTGTAAATAGCGTTTAAGGCTCGTCACTTTGTTGTCCAAAGTTTTCGCTTTTGATGCCAAACGATCAGACTCCTTTTTGAAAACATCGCGCTCTGCTTCAATATTTTTAATAAATTTGGCTATGTTCTCGACTTTTTCAGATAACTCAATCTCTGCTTCGATCAAATACTTTTCAGCTTCTAGCATTTCCTCGTCTGTTTCAGCATCGTTATAAAAATGTTCAAACTCTTTAAGGTTACCTACTAACTCATATAAATTAGCCATTATTTTTCATCTCCTCATATAATTGATTGGTAGTTTTCAAAACGGCATCTTGCATCATATACGCCCTGATTTCGTTAGGTTCATCCAGAACTAAATCCCCGTCTAACTCTAAATATTCGTGATTATCATCTGAGTAAATATTTCGCCCTAACCAGTCATAACCAACATGCTCATGGGGCTGTTCTTTGGGCTCCAACGGCACACCTAGGCTGTCTCTCATGCAATTTCTCCTTTCGTGTGGTATACTTATCTTGAATATTTTTGTTAGCCGTCATTCCCGTGACGGCTATTTTTTTATGTAATACTTCGTTAATCTGCCTACATCTTTAAGATGCTCAATATCCTTATGCGACCAAAAAAGTTTCAAACTCTTACCAACTTCATTCAACCAGCGCTTTAGCTTCAGATTTTTCTTCAATTTCATTAAGCCCCTTCTTTATTGCCTTGATGTAAAACTCTTTCAGATTCCAATTGATAGTCATATACTCATCGAGTGCATCGAGTATAATTTCGGCTTTTTCATTTTCATTCATTTCAACCACCTCTATTCCTTATCTGCCAGCTGTTGCTGGATCTAATACCTTAAACCCCGTGAGGGGACGGAAACCCTCTATACCTTATCTGCCATAGTGAAGATTTCCGTCACGATCTTGGTATTCGTTCCAAGCATCTGCTGCCGTTGGACCTTCAACCATTACTCTGCCTGTATGGTGGCAAAGTTCTTCATTAAAACGTTTGTCCAAAACCATTTCTTCTCTTTCCAAGAAGAAAGGATAATTGATGTTTTTATCCATTTTTCATTCCCCCTCACTCAAATACTTTTGGTATGCTTCTTTCCAAATTTGCTTGGTCTGCTCCGTTACGTCTACATTGTCGTAGTCAATTGCGAAATATTTCCATAGCCATTCTTTAAAGCTCAATTGATTCATCTTTTACCTCCTATATATATTCCGCTCAAACAAATCAGCACCAACTTCAAAATTATCTGGTAGCGGATAGAAATCTTTCTTAAACTCAATCCCATCTCTCGACACTGTGAATGAATCGCCATCTGAATCAACGATGTTAAACTCGCAATACAAATATTTCGGATAGGGATAATCAAACTCAGTTGATTTAGTCGCATATCGAGCTACTGCTTCTTGGACAATGCCTTGTTTGAAATTAGATATTCGGCCTAAGTACACGACTTTAATTGATTCCCTGTTTATAAATTGACTTCTGATTAAGTCTTGGACTTGTTTTTTTGTTTTCATTCCCTCACCTACCTAACACATGCTGAATCATGTCCATATAAGCGTTCTTGTCAATGTCCAAATTACGATACACAGACTGCTGACCAGTCGATGCCAAAACTAAAATGAACACGCTGATCAATACTAAAGTCGCTACTCCAGCTAGGAATAATTTGAATGCCGTCCATAGCATTAGCGAATGCTCTTTTACTAATTTCATGCTCTCGACCTCGTTTCTATCCATTTCTCAATAGCTTTCTGACTGTATCTACCGTTAATTGCTCTTGGGAAGCCTTTAGCTTCGATAAATTGGTTTAAAAATTTAGGGCTAACTTCCAACCATTCGCATAACTGTGTTTTATTCATTAACTTATCTGGCCTTAGTTGCTCCATTAATAATTTTGAAAAACTCGGTTTTAGCTCACTAACTAATTGATTAGCAATCGTTTCGGCTACTTCTTCGGTTAGTATTAATTGCATTTTCAAACTCCTTTCATTTGTTTATTGTGATATTATTTACTTATCGGCCCATTCGCTGAAATAAATCAGGAAGGAGGTAGAAACTTTGGATAGAAATTCTTTTATCAATTTTGTAGAAAATAGAGATGTTCAAACATCAAATGATCAGATTTTAATTTCGATATTAGATAACATTTCTGATTACTTTAAAGAATTACATGACGATTTGTTAAAAACTAAAACGGACGCAAAAATTTCAGAAGGCGGAACCAATCATAAATATTCATTTAGTTATGATGGTATAATGTTATAATTTGTGAGACTTGAAGATAAAATCAATGTTTTCTTAATTCACTTTGACAACAGGCCATATAAGAAAGAAAAGTACGACAGCTATATAATTAATAACAATGTAGTTGTTTCTGAAAAGTCTGGTTCGGAATTCTCGCAAGAGCTACTAAACGAATTGTTAATTCTTCTCAAAGGCTAAAACTTCGCTTTTAAGGGATGCTATTTGTGAATCGACATAATTAACGACTGACTTTGACTCCGCAGCAGCTGTTTCCAAAGCTGTTTGTGCAGTTTCTTTAGCTTTTGTCGCCATAGATAAAGCTTCGTTAACTGCTCCTTTTGTTGAGTCAGTCTTGTTATTTAAATTTTCTATTTTTTCACTCACTCGCTTCACTACCACCACGGCTCCTACACCAGCGGTTAGTACGGCGAGTGTTTTTATTAATGTTTTCATGCTGTTTGCTCCTTTAAAATGTTTATTTTGATATACTCTACTTGTGGGTAGAGAGGGGGTGAAAAATTATGAGAAACGAAATACATATTGATCTTGATAAAATTGATATTAAAGCTGCGCTAAATGAAGCGCATAAAGATGTCATAGCGAATTTTCCTATTGACAAAGTAACCGCCACTGGCGGAACAGGTAATGATTTATTGAATGATTTAGTGAATAATGTTGTTGAAAAATATTCAGAACATTTAAAAAGCTCTTTATATGTTGGTTTTATAAGACAATCCCATGTTGATTAGACTTTTATCGTTAAGCGAGGCGGGAAATTTCGAAAAACTAATTTTCCATTTTTAAACACAGCTATATATTTAGTTTTTTTGTTTAGCACTAACTTCGTCGCTACTGCAATAGCGAAAGTGGTTAGTGCTATTTTTGATATTCTTTTCATGCTGTTTGCTCCTTTCTATGCTTTCTTCGTTTCTTCGATTTCGATTAACGGAAAAACACCTTCGTCTTTCAACATTTCATAAATTGCCAATCTGCCCTTCTGTGTCCATTTTGTCAACAACTTGCTTCTTGTGTCGTCAATTGCGTGTGTAGTGGATTGTGTGTAACCTTTTTCTGCATACTTTTGATAAAGTAGCCAAGTGCCGCCCTGCTTGAACTGAATACCTAACTCGTGCAACTTATTGTTCAACCAAACCGCTGACTTTCCGTAATCTTTTGCGATTTGAGTGACAGATAATAATGTTTTGTTTTGTAAGATTAAGTCGTAATAACTAGCCTTGGGCTGTAATTCCATCACTCGCTGTTCAGCGATTAATCGTTGTTCTTTTTCTTCTTTAAGTTGTGTTGCGACTTGAATAAGTAAATCTGGGTTGTTAAGTAATTCTTCCTTTGCATACATGCCGTGTTTGCGGATAGCGGGAAGAACTTCTGTTGCTAGCCAATCTTGGAATTTTTCAGCTAAAGCATTATTTGCTTTAAACGCTAATTTATAAACCATTGGTTCTGGTATGAAATCTCCTTTCGCCACTTGTGGAGAATTTTCCCCAAGGTATTGATTAACCCTTTGCCACCTCACGTATTCGACATCGTTCTTTGTATCTACTATCCCTAAACTTTTAGCTACCATCTCAGCATTGAATAATGATTCGCCGTTATTAGTTTTTACTTCTAATTGAAATAAGTTATTTTCAAATCTTTTTAAATCATTCATACTCATTCTCCTTTCTTAAGCGTTTCGTTCTTTTTCGGGAACGTTAACTGTAAAAAAAAGTCCTAGTTCGTTCTCGGTATATCCTAATATGATAGCCATTTTAACCAACTCATCAGCTCCGATTCCTACAATTCCATTCTCTCGTTTCGCATAAGGCGTTCTAGTTTTCCATCCCATAGCTTCTGCCATTTCGTCTTGAGTAAGTCCTTTAGCAATTCGCTCCGCTCTTAAACGTCGTAAATCAAGTGTCATATTTTATCCCTCCCTTCGTTCCCTTTCGGGTACAATTACATTAAATCATTTTCGTTCTCGATTGTCAACACCTAAACCTAAAATATATTCTTTTTATTCATCTATTCATTTTTGTTGTATCCATTTGGGAACGGTGCTATAATGAATATAACATATGAAGAGAGGAGAATGAGATGCGTACTAATGAAGAAATAGTGGCTATTATAGAAGCTAAAACAGAAGAAAAAGGTCTATCTCTTAGTGAACTAGCGAGACGTGTGGGTATGGCGAAATCAGCCATTTCAAGATACTTCAATAGAACAAGGGAATTTCCGTTGAATAAGGTAAGTGAGTTCGCTAGAGTTTTGGATTTGGAGCCTGAATATATATTGGGTTTCGAAGAAAAATCGAGTATTACTCACATCTACAACCAACTTACCCCACCAAGACAAACAAAAGTATACAACTTCGCTGAGCGACAACTCCACGAACAAAACAACAAAGTCGTACCTTTAGTTGGTGCTACCGCAGCTAATCCACAAGTTGCTGAATATGCTGATGAAATAAATGATGTCAGCATTAATATAGACGTGCCTAACAGCGCAGATTGCGCTCTTATAGTTCGTGGTGATAGTATGACGCCTGATTATACAGACGGCTCAATCGTCTTCTATAAACGTCAAAATTCGGTCGAAAACGGCGAACTTGCAATCGTCGAAATCGAGGGAGACGGCGTTACTTTTAAAAAGGTATTATTTGATTATGAGAATGAGCAAGTTATTTTGCGGTCGCTAAATAAGAAATATGATGATCGTGTGCTTAAAGATGAAGAATACAGAATTATCGGAAAAGTGGTTAAATAAAAAATAGGCGCTGTAAAAGGCGCCTTATATATAGGAGGAAAGAAATGGAATTTATAGGTTTTTTAATCATAGTCGTAATAATTTATGTTGTTGTTGGCGGTTCTAGGCGTGTTGCAGATTATGGTCATGACGACAATCAGAAATCAGTTCATGAGAACTATCGACAACCAAGAAAACAAAAAGTTGCAAGGGGCGGTTTGCATTGTAAAAAATGTAAATCTCTTGATCTCACTCAAATTTCAGACAACTCAAAAAAAGTCAGGTCTGGCGGTTTACTAATGGGATGCTTATTTTGGCCACTCGCATTATTGGGATTAAATGGAAAAAAAGCAGATTCCTATACTTATCGTTGTAATCAATGCGGGAATGTTTTTAGATATGACTTAAAAAGAAAGGTTAGACAATAAACAAAAATATCCCACTCCCTTTAGCTTGCCGGCATAGGAGTGAGACGGACACAAACAACCACCCACGAGGGTTATTTGCGCATTCATTATATCATGAGTGCAACCCTTTGACTAGTTGGGAACTAAAGCAAAGGAGAGGTAAACATGTCGTTTGAATACGAGAAAATAGAAAGTAATATTTATAAATATAAAACGAAAACGAACAAAGTTAGGTATCGTGTCAAAATTACGATTGACTATATTCCATTTGATAAGAGTGGTTTTACAACAATTAGCTCGGCTAGAGCCTTTATTAAGCAAGCGACGGCTGATGTATTAAATGGTGAGTACTCGCAAAATAAAGCCAAAGAGTACACGCTAGGCGAATACTTTGAGTATTACCTAGAAAAGAAAACGCAACCAAAAGGAATTGACCGTAAACCCGATTGGAATAAAACAACCAAAGCAACATCGGAGTCAATCTTCAGCATACATATCCTGCCTGTATTTGGGGATATGAAACTAAAGGACATCACTCGAATGGACTTTGAAGCGTTTAGTGATAGCTTGGTAAGTGAGAAAGGCTTACGGACACGCTCCGCTGTTACGATTCTATCAAGATTATCTTCCATGATGGACCACGCTGTGGAGAATGAGGTAATTGATCGCAACCGCTGCGCTAATATACAGCCACCAGCTTCAAAGCTCGATAAGATAAATAAAGAATTGGCTTACGAAGACTTTAAGCGATTAGCTGACTATTACGACAATCGTCACACAGCTTTAAAAGTTAGGTTTTGGCTACTTTCGTTAGGTCTTAGGAGCGCTGAATTGTCTGGCTTAAAAGTAAATGATGTGGAATTTATACCGAATAAAAACAACCCAATACAAGCTAAATTAACGGTAGATAAGTCAAGACCCCGCTACTATTCAGACAGTGGAAAAGATACCAAGACGGGTAATAAACGAGTGGTTTATACCACGCAAAAAATAGCTCAAATTTTAAGTGAGTATATTGGTTGGCTTAAAGATACTTACGCTAAATCTAATAAAGTATTGCACGCGAATGATTGGTTGCTTATTAACGTTAAGACTAAACAACCGATTGCTTATAGTACGATTTACGCTGAATTAAGAGCCACTGGAGAGAAGTTAGGCATTAAGGTGTCTCCGCATATGCTTCGCCACCACTTCGCTACACAAGCTAAATTAGACGGAATAGACATAAGGTACATTGCTGATGTACTTGGGCAAAAATCATTGGCAACTACGGAGGGCTACACACATGGCGCTGACGAGTCCGCTAAGATCGTTTCTGGCAAAGTAACATTTATATAA